ATGCCTATGAAAACGGTAGCGAGTTTAATCGCTCTCGTTGCGATCGGAACCTGGGCATTTTTTTCTATCCAAGAAAAATTAAATCAACACTCAACTCAACTAAAAATTATGGAAAAGGATCTTACAGAGAACACGGCTTTCCGAATAGGCTGGCCCCGTGGACTTTTGGGGAGTCTTCCTGCTGATTCAGAACAATTTATGCTCATCGAACATATGAGTGGGCAAGTAGAAAAAATAGAAACAGCGATGCAGGATATGATGTCAAATACTGTAAACATTCAACGTTTACAAAAGGATGTAGAAAAGATATTATCTGATATTGAAAAACTAAAAGATAAGCAAAGAAATTTTGCTAATGGAGACCACCAATGATAGAGACTGTATTCGCCCTACTTTTAATCTGGGACCATGAAATTAAGGAGCATCGTATCCAACCCACCCTCTCAAAATGTTTGAAGGCCAAACGTTACGCAATGAGGGACAAAAAACCTGCTGATAGAGTTCAATATAAATGTATTAAATCTAAAGCTGAAATAGAAGTTTATATGGGTGAGAAAAAGATTACAAAACTTATTCTTGAGTAGGAGAAAATTATGCAATTAAGTAAACACTTCAAACTTGAAGAGATGATTAAATCAATGACGGCTACCCGTAAGGGTATAGATAACTCGCCAGGTTCTGGCGATATTAAAAACTTAGAAAACGTATGTTATGAAATACTTGAACCAGCTCGTGCGAAGTTTGATAAACCCATTACTATTACATCGGGCTACCGCTCCGAGGCGCTGTGTGAAGCGATCGGCAGCAAAAAAACGTCGCAACATGCGAAGGGCCAGGCTGTTGACTTCGAAATCAACGGAGTCCCTAATATTAAAATCGCTTATTGGCTAAAAAATAACGTAGATTTTGATCAATTAATACTAGAATTTTATAATCCAGATGATCCAGCAGGTGGCTGGGTGCACGTCAGCTACAATGAAAAAGGTGCAAACAGAAAACAGGTCCTAACTTATGATGGAAAAAGGTATGAAAATGGCCTTCCAGACATGAAATGGGAAGCTGGAAAAGTCGTAGAATAAGTATTGCATTTCTTATAAAAGTCATTATATAGAGGGCATAGGTGCCATTAAGGGCCTATTTTATTAACTGTCTAAACATGGAGGTTAAATGACACTCAATAAACTAAAACTACCATCAATCTTTAATCAATTAAGACCTGTATCTATAGGTTTCGATAATATTTTCGATCATTTTGAAAAAATTATGGACGACAGCGACGAATTCTTTCGTACGCCTACAGCTACATTTCCTTTTTACAACATTGTAAAAACTGGAGACACAACTTACGATATAGAAGTTGCGCTTGCAGGTTACAGTAAGAAGGATATCAAAGTTGATTATGCAGATAATCTATTAACAATTAAATCTATTAAAGAAGAAAAAAATAGCAAAGAATCTAATGGAGTAATCCATAAAGGTATTGCTAAAAGATACTTCTCTAAAGTATTTACCATCGCTGATGATGTAGAAATCAAAGGTGCTGAGTTGAAAGACGGATTGTTAAAAGTAACTTTAAATAAGATTCTTCCAGAATCTAAAAAATCTAGATCAATCGAAGTTAAATAATCACCAACCAACGGGGCGCTTTTGCGCCCTGTTTAAAATAATGATGAAAATTTTTAAATTTTTTGAAAGAGCAGGGTGTATTCGAGCGATAAATCGATTAAATCGTCGAGGGCTTCACACACAGGCTAGAAAACTTGAACTTGAAATTTTGCGCGCGCCTCGCGTGTAGTCCTACGTTTTACTGGATTAAATCCAAGCTTTTAGCTCTTCTCCTAATACTTGAGAAGCAATATTAATCTTATCACGAAGAGCCTTGACGATTTTTTCGTCAACTGTGTCTTCCGCGATAATATCCACATAAGTTACATTTTTCTTTTGCCCGATTCTGTGTGCTCTGTCCTCAGACTGTAATCGCTTCTCTAGGTCATATCCGTTAGAATAGTATATAACGGTGTTTGCGGCCGTCAGAGTGATGCCATAGCCGCCCGTAGAGGGCGTTCCAACGATAAACCGACACCTAGGGTCGTCCTGGAATTTACGTATATTATCTTGTCTTTCATCTTGAGGCGTGAGCCCATAATAGTCAACCACGGATCCCGGACCATGGACCTTGACAATTTCTTTAATTATACTTGTTATATCATATTGATAATGAGCCCATATAATTGCTTTTCCCTCCATCTCAGATATTACATTCATCAACTCACTGATTCTATTATTATCTATAGGTTGTGTGCTACCATCATCTGCGGTAAAATGTCCACATGTGATTTGATGTAATCTCATTAATTGAGTTAATACAGTCACGGTGCTTGTAACTTTACCATTTAAGTGTGCAAGTGCTGTTTGCTTCATTTGAATGTAAAGTTTTCTTTGATCTGGTGTTAAAGTAATTTGTCTTTTAGTCCAATTCTTTTCTGGTAAATCCAGGCAATCTTCTTTTAATACCCTGTAAGAAAATTCTTTTAATTGATCAGATAATTCACCTAAATTTTTAAATTTATCTACAATTTGTATTGATCTACCTCTCACATTTAAGGTTTTCATTTCTGCATATCTGTTTCTAAAGGCATAATAGGAAGTAAAGTCCAATAACCACGGATCAAGGAACTCACATTGACTATATAAATCCAACGGGTTTTTAGTAACAGGAGATCCTGTCATTATTCTTCTATATTTAGTTTCAGTGGATAATTTAAGAATATTTTTAGTTCTTTTAGCTGAAGGATTTTTAATAGTTGTACTTTCATCAATAACCATCAATGTATTATGGCAAGATATATATTTATGAGCAAATTCCGTTCCTTTGGTAGTACTAAAAGCTTCTACATTCATAATTAAGATATGAAGTAATTCTTCTGGCTCAAATAAAGAATCTAATTTTTCTTTTTGTGTTTTTGTAATATTTGCCTGCCACAAAATAGACACATTTTCAATGTGGTCTGGTAAGTGAGTGGGTAATTCTTGTTCGTACCAAGTTTTAATAACACCTTTTGGTGCGATAATTAGCACACCATCTATTTTGCCTTTATCATAAAGCATAGCAGCATTATCAATTAATACTTTTGTTTTACCTGTACCCATTTCCATAAAGTAGGCATAGGTTTCTTTGTTCCATGACTTTTCTAATGCGGTCATTTGATGCGCATACGGTTTTGTTTTAAATTTATATTTCATTTTTCTTCTTTCTATGGGTTGACATATAAACCTTGATGCACTATATGTCAAGCATGAAAGAAGAAAATATAGTTTATGTAGTTCAGGAAATTCCAGGAACCCAAGCAGGTAGCCCTAAAATAAACATTTTAGGAGCTTCACAATTCGGCAGAATGAAATTTTTATTACCAGAGTTTTCTCAAATAATATTTTCTCCTGGTCCTTTAATTTATAAATTAAGAAAAAATCTAAAGGATTTTAAAGAAGGAGATTTTTTATTATTAACAGGAGATCCTGCAATAATAGGTGTAGCATGTTCTATAGTTTCTAATATCACAAATGGTAAATACAATTTATTAAAGTGGGATAAACAAGAAAGAAAATATTATCCTATTGAAATTAACTTATACGAGAAAGGAGAAATAGATGAGTAGAAGATACATATTAAAAGAAAGATTAAAAGCTACAGAAAAATGGATTGAATATTTTTTAGATGTAGAAAAAAACAGATCAATTTCTAAAAAAGCTCTTAAAGCTCTTAACAGAGACAAACCTTTTTTAGGATTTATTTTTGGAACTATATACCTGCCTACTAGAATTTGGGATTTTATTTCTGATATAATTTGGTGGAATAGATATCGTAAATGTTGCAAGGAAGTAGAGTTTATAAAACAGGAGTTAAAAAATTATGATTGATTTTGAAAAAGACCAACAAGACGCAATGAAGAAAACTGATAATATTCAGTCTCTTGCGGATCAAGTAGAAAAACTAGAATCTTTAACTAAGAGACTAGACTTACAAGAAGATAATATAAAAAGTACAAAAAAAGAATTAGAACATTTATCTGGAGAGGTTATTCCAACAATGATGGCTGAGATGGGTTTATCTCAACTAAAATTAATGGATGGATCTCTGGTAGATGTTAAGCCTTTTTATAGCGCAAACATTACTGTAGCTAATAAAGAAAAGGCTTTTAACTGGCTTCGTAACAATGGATTAGGGGACATAATCAAAAACGAGATATCCGTGTCCTTTGGTCGCAACGAAGAAAACAAGGCAGCTGATTATGCTGTTCTTGCACAAGAGCGTGGGTTTCAACCAACACAAAAGATGAAGGTTGAGCCCATGACTCTTAAAGCGTTAGTCCGTGAGCGTACTGAGGCAGGTAAAGACATGCCAACGGAACTTTTCAACATATTTGTTGGAAATAAAACAACAATAAAAAGGAAACAATAAACATGAACCAAGTACAAAAAAAAGAAGAAGCAGGTGCATTGTCTACGAATATATTCGAAGCTGATGCAAATGCGGGCTCTCAGAATATGACGCAAGAAGACCTTGCGTTACCATTTCTGAAAGTTTTAGGACAATTATCTCCAGAGGTTAATAAACAAAACGCTAAGTTTATTAATGGTGCAGAACCTGGAATGATTGTAAACAGCGTGACCAAAGAGCTTTATGATGGGGCAAAAGGTATAAATGTTATACCAGTCCATTATGAAAGACAATATGTCGAATGGCAGGACAGAGGTCAAAGCACTGGCGCTCCTGTAGCAATCCATAGTGTAGATAGTGATATCATAAGTACAACTACTCGTGATAAATCTTGGAAGGATAGATTACCAAATGGTAATTACCTGGAAAACACTGTTAATCACTTTGTGATTCTTATGGGTAAAAGTCCATCAACAGCGTTGATATCTATGAAGGCTACTCAATTAAAGATTAGTCGTAAATGGAATTCAATTATGATGGGTCTTAAGCTTCAAGGTAAGAATGGCTTATTTACGCCGCCAACATATAGCCACATTTATAATCTAAAGACTGTTCAGATGTCTAATGACAAAGGAACATGGTTTGGATGGGATGTATCTAAAGTTGGTCCGGTTACAGATAAAGGTGTTTACGAAATTGCTAAAAGCTTTGCTGATAAAAACAGTAAAGGTTTAGTAAAAGTTAAACCAGAAACTCAAGAAGAAACAAAAAGAACTTTAAATTTATAAGTTCCTGCGGGAGTGGGCGGTTAAGCGAGAGTGTACCCGCCCACTAATAATTATGAATAAGAAGTTTGATAAAGCTCCTGTTAATTACGAAGATTGGTTAAATCTGGGAAGGGTTATTATACCCTGTCTCAAGGGTAAACCAGTTGTCAGTGATTGGTCCAACCCAAATTTTAAGATCACGAAAGAAGAATGGAGAGCAAACTACACACACTGCGAAATAGCACTAAGACTAGATCAAGATATAGATCTTGATATAGATAATGATTTAGTAAAAAGATTTATAACAAGTTACATAAAATCTTGTGATGCTGTCTCTGGTAGAAGAGGCAATCCAAGTAGCCACTATTGGTGGAAAGGTAAAGCACCATTTAAACAATTTGTTTTACCAAATGAATTACAAAAATATTGTGAAGGTTTTCCTCATGGTTTAACTCTTTGTGAAATAAGACATGAGTCAAAACATTATACAATAGTACCAGAATCAAAACACAGTAAAGCAAACGAAACTGTAAAATGGGAAAGGTATCAAGATATAAGTGAATATCCTGGCAATTTAAGTGTTGATGTAGGTAAAATTGCATTAGCAACGGCTCTATGTATTACATATGCAAGTTCTGGACAAAGAGATGCCTACTGCACTGCAATTGCAGGCGCATTAATAAAAAACACAGAATGGACTGAAAAGGAAATAGATGATTTTGTTTATGATGTAGCAACAGCTGCAAACGATGATGAAGTAGAAAAAAGAAAAGCAAAAGGAACAAGTAGTAAAAAAGCAAAAAGAAAATTTGGAATGCCTAAACTTGCTGAGATTATAGGCTGTTCTACAAAAACAGTATCAACTTTGTTTAGTTGGATAGGTATAAAAGAAGCAACAACAGAAGAAGCAAAAGAATCTATTGGGGATATTACAGAATATGGAAGTGATAGATATTTTGTAAAAATAAATGCTGTAGTGCAAGGTAAACCAGTTGAAAAAACAATAACAGTAGATGGCCCAACACTTAGAAATAAAAAATTATTTTATGACGCTGTAATTAGTAAAGCATCTGTCTGGATCCCAGAAATGAAAGTTACAGATTTTGAAGAAATAATGAGAAGAAAATATGAAGCTAGAGAAAAATCTAAAGACTATGTTGAAGATGCAGAAGAAGATTTAAGATTTGTAAAACATTTTAAAAATTATATTACAGAAGAAAAAGTATATACCAATAAAAAGGAACTGGCTTACTTTGGTATGCCTTACTTTAATCAAGAAAAAAGTACTTTAGAATTTAATTTAGATAAGTTTGAAGATTACTTACATAGACAAAAAGTAAATTTACCTAGAGTTGATCTAGTTATTAAAATTCAAAGAGTTTTAAAAGCAAAAAAGAATCACGGTAAATTTGGAAAAGAACAAAAATCGTGTGTGTCATGGAGAATGACAGAACAAACAATTGATAAAGAAGATTTAATAGTAGATGGAGAATATAAGGAGTTGCCAGATGAAACAGCCTAAATTTATATCAGGACCCCCGGGTACAGGTAAAACCACAAGGTTTTTAACAGGTAAATACTTGGATTTATTAAAGAATTTTACCTATGATAGAATTATAGTTTTATCCCACACCAGGGTTGCAGCGGCTGAAATAAGAGATGCAATATTAAAATTACCAGAAGTAAAAGAAAAAGGTCTCACAAAGAAATCTTTAAAATATAAAATATGTACCATACACAGTTTTTGTAAAAATAGATTGGTTGGTAAAAAAGAAGTATTTAGTTATACAGACCACATTAATTTATCAAGACAAGATTCTATGTTTAAACTTCAAAGAGTTAATGAATCGGAGTTTAATAACGATAGACATAAATTTTATAAATATTTATCTGACGCACATGGCAGAGGAAAAACTCTAGAAGAACATTGGAGAGAGTGTGATAAAGCATCTTACAAACCTTATAGTTTAAACTCAATAAAGGATATGGAAGAAATATATGACGCATATAAAAAAGAAAATCATATATGTGACTATGCTGATATGATACAGGATTTTATTGATAAAGCAATTGAACCTGACATAGATGCATTAATTGTTGATGAAGCACAAGACAGTAATGTTCCACAGAGAAAAGCTCTTGATAAAATGGCAACCAGAGTAAAAGAATATTATTTTGTTGGAGATGCAGACCAAACTATATTTGAATTTGCAGGATCTGATGCAGATTATTATCATAGACTATCAAAAGATGCAGAGGAATTAGATCAAGGTCTTAGATGTGGTAAAACAATAAATGAATTATGTAAACAAATTATAAGACCTATTTGGGACCATTATGGTTATCAAAGAATATGGAAACCTGCAGAAGGTATAATTGGTAAACACTATTATCTGCCTAGCTTACAAACTAATTGCAGTGCTATGCAAACATTATTAGAAAAAATTAAAAATACCGATGAGACTTTTTTATTTACATATAGAGGGACTCCTTCTGATTCTTGGGTGAGGAAATTTTTAAAGCACCATGGTATAGAGTTCGCACATGTAGGGAACACGGCCCACGTGCCAAAAAAAGAAATAAGATGTCATAAATTATGGCCTGAATTTACTGAAGGTAAACCTATGCCTTTGAAACAAATAAAAGATTTTTGGGACTATATAGGCAGTAAAGTAATTGTTCACGGTAAAGGAGAAGCAACTTTTGAAGACTGGATTAAGAAAGACTACTCAATAAATGATTTAATAAATAAAAAATATTTAAAACCAGATTCTATTAACCATAAAGACTTTGTATTAATAAGAACTAAAACAGAAGAAGACAGAATTAAATATATAAAAAAAATATTACAAAGAGGTTTTGATTTAGAAGGTGATGTCAGAGTTAAATATGCAAATATACATACAGTAAAAGGTCTTACATTCGATAATGTAATTGTAGATTTAACAGCAACAAGATTAGAAAAATATTTCACACAATTAAGATTAAAGTATGTAGCTTATAGCAGAGGAAGAATAGACTGTTGGACAATTGCATCACAAGGAAAATATACACTAGGAGGTAGATAATGATGGACTTAACAAGCGAAGAAATTTTATTATTTATGATAACATTTTATTTTGCAATTAAACTTTATTTGGAATTTGTAATATGAGCGATGACATATATAAAAAACAGGTAGGTGGAACTCACTATAAATCTATGGAGATTCAACCATCAGAATTTATTAACAAAAATAATTTACCTTTCGCCGAAGGAAACGCAATTAAATATTTA